GTGTTTATATTTATATTAGGTAATGTGAAATTAGGTTGTGTATTTCTATTTACGTTTTGTAATGCTAAAAGATTTTGGGGAATTGTTTCAATGGGTATTGTTGTTTGTGGTTTAGGTAATTGTGGATTTGTAGTAATGGGAACTGTTTCAATGGCATCAAAATTTTCTATTTTAGATTTTTTATTCTGGTAGATGTAAATAATTACTACACCAACTAAAATAATAACAAATAATAAATATATATTTAATGTTGTAATATTAGAGTTATCGATTATGGATTTTTCTTTCATTCTAGAATGTTTTTAATCTTTGAATATCTATTATCTATTATCTATTATCTATTATCTATTATCTATTATTAAGTAATATATTCTATTTATTCGAGATAATTTTTGTTTATTGCTTATTGCTTATTGTTTATTGTTTATTATTTTTGTCATTTTTGTTATTAATAAACAAAAATTGAAACTAGTAATACAAAATAATACAAAACACTACTAATACATTACTATCAACAATAATGGCTTATGAAAATCCAAAAGCATTTGTTGCTCCCTTCATCCCATCTCTTCTTGAAGAAATGAAAAGACAGTATCAAACGGATAATCTAATTCAACTAAACAATATGTTGTTGGGTCCGCTATTACAAATTAGCAGACAACTTGGTTGTCCGGTGTGGATAAATAATGCAGGAATAGTTACACAATGTGTTGATGATGAGGAATTTGATGAACTGAAGAACACTTACGGTGAGCTTAGCAAAATGCACCTGTAATCATACAACACCATGATACATTGCAAATTTCTTTTTTTATTTTTTGTATTTTCCTTAAAAACATTTTCTATATAAGTTGTCAACGTTTTCTAGATTGTTTAAGAAATTTCTAATAGGTGTTCCAGAAAAAGGGTCTTGTGGTGGCACTTGATTTTGACTAAAGTTGGCAAGATAGAAATTCCGCCAACCCATTTCTGGAATACCTGTTGGATATCCTACCCCATTTAAATCATTCATTGAAACAGGATGTTGAGGAATACTTGCTGGATGCTCAACAGTTAATTTGGGATTATATTTATTAAATGCTTGATGAAAATTATGTACTGGTCCGACTCTATGAACTGGCATTCCGCTAGTTCTTTGGCTTTTACAAGTATCAAATATAATAGGTAAAAATGCTTCCCCTTTATTGCCAGTTGGTGTGGAATTAGATGTTTTAGGTAAAGTTTGATAAAGATATAATACTAAAATACTAAGTAAAGCAAATACTAATAAGCAACTTAAAAATGTTGTATCCATTATGCAATATGTTATATGTAATATGTTATATGCAATATGTTATTTGTTAAATACTATATTACTAATAGAAAATAAATATATTAATACTATAGAAAGAATAGAAAAGAATAGAAAAGAATAGAAAAGAATAGAAAAGACTAGAATAAATAATACATATCCGAATAAAATACATTTCCAGATAAAATATTTGTATTAGGCTAGAATGAAAAATTTAATATATAAAAATGATACATATTACATTTCAGATGATGTGAGCGATACTAAAGGTAAAACCCGAATTCTTAAATATAAACCTACCCCGGCAGAAATGCCACATAAACACTTTTCTAAATATATTGTTATCTATGGACGATATACTTGCCCATATTGTATTAAAACTATTGAATTATTAAAAAAACATTCTAAAGTATTATTTGTAGAAATTGATGTTGAACCTACACAACTATTTGGAAAACAACATTTATTGGAAATATTGAAAGCGGAAATAGGTGGGCATTCTACGGTTCCTATAGTGTTTGATAAAGGTGTGTTTGTTGGTGGGGCTAGTGATGTGGAAAAGCATTTCTAGAATACATTATAAAAACATTACTACAATCATTAGTAAATCATTACTACGATCATTAATACAATCACTATAAACCACCATAAACCACCAACAATGAAATATGTTAATATTTCCATTATTTCATCACATTTTATTGGTATTTTAATAATTGGATAAAAATTACTTTCTAAAAAAATATTATTTATTTCAGCAATAAATTGTTCAACACACTCTAAAATAGAAATAGAATCAATTGCCAAATTAATATCAATTATTTTGAATAAAGGTTCTTTTTTCCACATTTCAAGTAAAGAAAACATAAAAAGAAAAAATAAAAAAAAAAGTATTGAAAACATTGGAAAATGAAGTCAAGCGAAACTAATGTGGAAAGTTAAGCTCATAAAATACTTCAACACCATTTTCCAATTGTCTTCGCAAATTGGCAACAAGTTCATCAACTGTGTAAATTAGTTCAGCCCCGGTGCGATTGTTTGTTTGAGAAAACCAACGGGTACAATGTCTTTGTTCAACACAATTAAATCCCTGATCAATCTCCTCCCAACGATAACTATATACAACTCGATGATTAATTTGACAAACATCACAAGGCATTACTTTTGGAAAAAGCACTCTCCCGAGGTGCTCTCCCCTTAAAAAATCCCCATTGCATTGATTTGGTTGCAAAGAAGATTGCATTGCTTTTTTGAAGATAAACGGTAATACGTTGTTTGTTGGATTGTTAATACTCTAACATATAATCACAATAAAAATCAATTTTTTGCAATTTTTTGCAAAATTAGTTAAAATTTCCGTTAAATAACACATTCCATTCATCTACACTGGCTTGTTCTTGAAAAATCATATGTTTCCGCATTTCAATATTTCTATTAATTTTATGTTGCAATTTTGCATTGATTGCGATATCTGTTGCAACCCGGGAATATTCTTCCATAGTTGAAACAATACATTCGCAATCATCTAATCCCATTTTCTTATATAATCCCAAAGTAAAACGTCCGTGTAAAAAGTCGCTAGGTAAAGTAATAACTGGGATATTGTAGTCAAATGCATCATAAGAAGTATTACATCCACCAAATGGGAAAGGGTCTAAACAGACATTAGAAATTTGGATTAAGTTAAGAAAATCAGGTTTTTCTAAAGAAGGATACCATCGCAATCTTTGCAGTTTAGATTTATTACCCCCCATTATATTTTTTATCCTTGCTAGATGACTTTTGCAATATGGAAAGGAATTAGATAATAATATAATGGCATTGGGGTCTAATTCGAGAATTCGCGACATACATTGTTCAAATTCATCATTGATTTTATAAAATGTTTGTAGGCAACAGTATATATTATCTCCATTCTGGAAGCCTAATTCTACCTTAGTTTTAAAATATTTGTTCTTAGAAGCCTGTAAATATGGATTATTGACAATGAATAATTTATGAGGGGATATGTAATATGTTCCTAGACTTTGAAAAAGGATTAGTTTTTCGGAATAATGTTTTTGCGATTCCACTAATTCTTGTTCAAACCATATACTACTTATATAATAATCAATAGTATCTATCCCGCTAGTTTCACTATGCCCCCACGTAGTTATTTGTTTCTCTGCTAATCGAGAATATGCCAGTAGGGTAGGTAGAATTTTCATTCCTAAGTCAGGATATACAATGAAGTCAAATTCATATTTGTCTAAAATGTTTCTAGCATTGGATAAAATAGAATAATTATTCATATTCATATTCATATTCATATTTATATTTTTATGTTTTTCATCAATTTGTATTTTTTTATTGAAACCTAAATAAATATATTTATCTTTGAATTTATTCATAAATGTAGTTGCAATTATCCCTTTTGTATTTTCAATTGGATTAAAACTAGCAATATATACATCATATTGGGAACGGTCTAATTTACCGATAATACTTATGCGGTCTCGTAAAACACTTGTATCTGTGGAAAAACAATCACTAATAAAACATATTTTTTTGCTGAGTGTATTGCAAAGTGGTTTTGTAATTGTTTTACTGGTATCGGAATTATTTATGTTGCTAGAATGTTGTTTCTTTGTTTGTAATACTTTTTCAGCTAATTTAGGGGAATAATAATTCAACCAAGGGCATATTTTGCGTAATAGTTTGCAATATTTTTCTAGAATCGCTACATTATTTTTATTATGGTAAGAAATGGCATAGGGCATACAAGTTTCATTACTAATGTAAATAAATTCATATTCAGTTAGAAAAAACTCTTCAGTCCATTGAAATATAAAATAATCTAATAATTGTTCGTAGATGGTTCGAAATTTTTCTAAATGACCAACATCCCCAGAGGTATTGGCATTGGTATTAGTATTAGTATTGAAGTAAGGAATTTGAAGGAAATACCATATCATAATATCTTTAGCATTTAAAACTTTCATACAATTAAATAAACGAATATTCCAATCTAAATTATAAATTAATTCTCTATCTAGAAATATTTTATCATTATTAGGAGAAAAATTAGCAATGATATGAATTATTTCTTTCCTTAAATGTTGGAAAAGAAAACCCATTGGTGTATTAAATCTATCTAATTCATTCGTAATTGATATTTGCCGTATATTATTAATTATTTCCTTAAAAGTGCTTTGTAATTTAAAAATAAGTTCTTTATCTGATAAATTTGGATATCTAATTGTAATTACTTTGTAAATATGTTGGTAAATGTAATTTCTAATTGTGATTACATTATTCATATTATTCATATTGTTCATATTACTTATTTCATTATAGACAATTTTAAAACAATTTTATAAACAATTTTATTCTTTTTAACTATGTATAAAATTGAAAATAATTAGGTATTATAAACACAATATACAAAACACAATACACATACACAATAACACAAAACAATATAAAGATTATTTATAGATTATTTATAGAAGCTAAAAAGATAAATTAATTGTATTACTAGAAAATGTATTGTAATAAAATGAAGGTTAATGTTAAAAATAATAATATAAGTGATTATAAATCCAATTGTAATAATAGTTGTAATTCGGATAGGCTTTCGGATTCTTCATTATCACAAGAAGAAATTGATAATCTAATAAAAAATGTTTTTACAAATACGATAGATGATATTACAGCAAAGAATAAAAACTTATCTGTTAGTGAAATTATGTTGAAAGTTCAAAATATTATTAATGAAAAGATTAGAGAGAGTTCTGGAGGTAAATTGTCAATAGATGGACTTAAACTTGATGATATACAAATAGATGGAATTGAGATTGTAGATAAAAAAGATATTGATCCTGTAATTCTAAAACGTAGTTCAAATTTTATAAATGATAAATACAAAGAATTTATTAATCAAAAACTACAAGATCAACAAAACAATAACCAACAAAACAATAACCAGCAAAACAATAACCAGCAAAACAATAACAAACAGCAAAACAAAAATCTACAGCAAAACAATCTAAATAATAAGGTTGATACAACATTAAAATTAGATAATAAAGAATCTGACAAAGAATCTAATAAAGAATCTAATAAAGAATCTAATAAAGAATCTGATAAAGAATCTGACAAAGAATCGACTGATGAAGATGAAGAAAAAATAACATTGCAGCAATATTTAGAAGATGTAGAAGCTATTGATGAATTACGAAGTATGTTTGTAAGTATGATTTTAGATTTCCGAGAAAGAGTTAAAGGGTGTGAAAACTGCGAAACTTGTTCGCAAGTTATTAGTATAGTAGAATCATATATTAAAGAATATAAAAAAATAATAAAATTAGCCTCTGTTTTATCAAATTTATTTATCTTAATAGTAGAAAATCGTGTGCCTGTAAAATTAAATGTAGGACAGAAAAAAATTTTAGAATTAGCATTTATAATGATAATAAAAAATTCCAATTTTAGTGATATAGAATATATATATGAATGTTTTAAAGGTAATATTGATATAAATATTTATGATGGATTGGCTTTTAGATTAGCAATACAAAAACACACTAATGCAAATATTAAGAAAATGATAAATTGGGGCGCAGATATCACAGTTAGAAATCATCGACCAATAGTTAGAGCATTTTGTTATGAAAAGTTTAATGTAGTTAAAACTTTAATTAATGCTGGAAGTAGTTATAAATATTTTCTAAAAGCAGAATTGGATGAAGAAGACCATGTTAAAGTATTAGAAAAAATAGACGATATATTAGAAAAAGAAATTTCGAAAAAAGAAGCGCTAGATAATAATAATGCAAATGCAAAGGATAAAGATAAAGATAAAGATAAAGATAAATGTAAAACAGAGAAAGAAAAATTAAAAGAATATTTATTTATTGAAATGATTAAAAAATATATTGTAATTAGAAGGACAGAAAATAATAAGAAAAATCAAATTGAAGATGTAGATTTTATTTATGATTTTCTAATGCATTTGAATATATATAATGAATGTATTTTGAATACTAGTAATATTTGTAATGGTAATGGTAATGGTAATGGTAATGGTAATGGTAATGGTAATGGTAATGGTAATGGTAATGGTAATGGTAATGAAAAGAA